GGACGGGGGGGACCCCCTCGTCTCTGAGGCGTGGATTGCTGAGGATGGAAGCATTGACGGCTACCTCGGAGACCAGACCGGGGGTGAGACGCGTACCGTCCGCTACTCCAGTCATCCGCACACTCAGTCGGGGGCGTGGACCAGCTGCCACCGCTTCGATGAGGGGAAGTTCCTGTCGCAGTGGCCTGAGTTCCGCAAGGGGCAGGCCGCTCAGGCTAAGCCTGCGCCAGCGCCTACTGCCGCCCCTGCTGGCCCGGCGCACGCGCACGGTATCGACATCTCCAGCCACCAGTCTGGCCTGAATGTGGCCGCCCTGTGGGCCGACTTCGTGATCGTGAAAGCGACTGAAGACAATGACTATGTGAACCCATACATGGGGTCGCAGGCCAACTCCACCCTCGGGGCCTCGAAGCGGCTCGGCTTCTACCACTTCGCTCGCCCTGGGGATGCTCAGGAGCAGGCCCGCTACTTCGTGGATGCTGTGCGCGGGTACCTTGGTAAGGCCACTCTCTGGCTTGACTGGGAGGCGAACGCGGTCGAGCAGGGGCCCGGCTGGGCGAAGACCTTCCTTGACGCCGTGAAGGGCATGACCGGCTCCACGCCCGGCATCTACATGAACGGCAGTGCCGTGAACGGCTACGACTGGTCCAGCGCGGCCAGCGAGTACCCCCTCTGGTATGCGGGTGGCCCTGACTACAGTGACTATGGCACCTCCTATAGTGACCCGGCTGTCCCGTCGGTCTCGTACTGGGGATCCCCGTTGATCCACCAGTACACGGAGGATGGGCGTCTTCCTGGTTACAGTGGGACTCTCGACCTGAACCGCCTGCGAGACCGGTCCACCTGGGACCGGATGGTCGGCGGCGGCCAGGTCATCTCCGGCGCCCCCGCCCCTGTGGCTACCGCAGGTACCCTTGAGGTGGATGGCGAGTATGGGCCTGCCACCGTGCAGCGCCTCATCGAGGTCTTCGCCCCTGGCTACAACGAGACATACGCTGTCGCCAACCTTCGCCGCTACCTGAACAAGACCGTACCGGAGCACTCCCAGAAGATGCTCACCGGCTCCGGGAAGCTGGCCGAGGACCGGGGGTGGGACTCCCACGCGGTGCGCGTCTTCCAGTACTGGGCGTGGTGCTGGGTGAAGCCCGCAGCCCCGGACATGTGGAACCGGTTCGCTGGCGGATGGTCCTTTGGTGACTACGTGGACGGGGAGCCTGGGGAGGCGACCTGGGCGGCGCTCCAGGAGGCCCTGAACCGTTCCCGATCGGGTAGCTTCCGGCTTATGTGACACCACTGGGTGGACGGTAAACTAGGGGGTGGGGCGGAAGTCCTGCCCCCTAGTTGTTCCCGAAAGAGGTGAGTGCATGAGCATTTACGCTCGCGCCTCATTCTGGTCTGGCGTGTTTGATCGTGCCGTGAAGACCTTCGCCCAGTCCCTTCTCGCCACGTTCGTTGTGGGTGTTGGAATTCTCGACATTGACTGGAAGGGGGCGCTCGGTATCGCTGCGACCGCCGTCCTGGCGAGTGTCCTGACCTCTCTCGCTGACGCGAAGGAGACGGACAAGGCGATCGCTACCGCCCCTGTCGAGTACACTCCTCGCCACGCGGGCTGAACGACCATGCAGCCAATGGAGGGCGTCCTGCCGATAGGGCAAGTCCTAACATCTCCTGATCTCATTGCGGCTACGGTCGCCCTCCTGGCTGCACTGGTTGCCCGTCTTGCAAGTAGGATTAAGAGGCAGCAGGTCGAGAACGACGAGCGCCTAGAGCGCATGAGTGCCCATGTCGTAAGGGCGGCCGATGCTGCTGAATCCGCATCCGAGGGGGTGCACAATAACCACGCCACGAACCTGCGAGACGACCTAGATATGCGATTCGATGACCTGACTTCCAAGATGGATGCTCTCACCGAGGTTGTGGGGGCTCTTCGGGATAGCGTGAGTGACCAGTCGCGCAGGCTTCAGGGCTTAGAGGGGCAGGTTGAGGGTGTGCGGAATGATGCACGCACTGACAGAGCTCACCTTTACGACGAAGTGTCCAACCTTCATGATCGGATTGATAGAGTGAAGGTTGTAACGAATCGGCGTCAGGAGAGTTCATGACCCAAGGGTACGCTCGCATCACAGGTAAGGTGGTCGGCCCTGAGGGGCTCGGCCGCATGGGGACAGTTGAGTTCACCCCCATGCCCCAGTACAAGGGCATTGAGGTTGACGCTACGAACGCCCTCATAGCCCACTATGCCGGGGGGCGGCTCCGTCCTGACGGCATCCTCGTCAACCATGACGGTGAGCCTTTCCTGAACATCGCAGCCCCATCAACCCTGCCTGACGGGGAACAGAACTACCGGGTGTGCGTCAACATCCCCGGCGACACTGGCCTCACTCGCTGTATCAACGCGCGCATCATCGCTGGCACCGAGGTCGACCTCGTAGACATCTTCTCCGGTGTCGCCGTTGAAGACCCGTCCGACCGTGACGGGCGCCGAGTCCGCGACATTGGCGACGGCACCCTGGAAGCAATCAACGCCCCCGACGTCATCGAGGTCGGGGATGGAGTACTCGCATGGAGGACGAATGACTAACCTGACATGGTACAGCACGGAGAAGGCCGACCGAACGTTCGCCACTAAGGCGGAGCTGGAGGCTCTGCGTAAGGCGTCTGAGGGACGCCAGGTGGATACTTCGACGCTGGCAACGAAGGAGGAGGTTACCCGTGGGGATGACGCGCTGTCGTCTCGCCTGAACTCCGTGAAGACCACGGCTGATGCCGCTCTCCCTAAGGCTGAGGCTGCCGCCACCTACGCCACCAAGGAGGAGGCGCTAGCGACTGAGCGGAAGCTCGGTGAGCGCATCGACTCCGCCACCACCTCTGCGGCGACGAAGGCCGAGCTCGCCAAGTACGCAACCACCACCTCAGTTGCGGAGACGTACGCTACGAAGGAGTCCCTGGGCGGCTACCTGAAGTCAGAGGATGCTGCATCCACCTACGCCACGAAGGCGGCCCTCGCCCAGGCCCAGCTGGGTGGGGGCGGGCAGGCTGCCCCTGACCTGTCTGGGTTCGCCACGAAGACGGAGATGCGGCAGGCTGACGACGCTCTGGGCGCGAAGATTGAGGGAGTGAAGTCCACCGCCACTGCGGCCCTGTCGAAGGATGAGGCATCCTCGACGTACGCCACGAAGAGCGCCCTGGAGGCAGTGAAGGGCTCCATCCCCACGGTCCCGGACACCTCCCGCTTCGTCACCGCCGAGTCCGCCGACGGCAAGTACGCCAAGAAGACAGACCTCAGTCAGTACGTAACCGCCTCCACAGCGGACAGCAAGTACGCCACTCAGGCTGCCCTATCCGACTACCTCACCACTGCTGCCGCCTCCGGCACCTACTCGACGAAGGTTCAGGCCGCAGCCATGGGGGACAGCATTCGGGCTGCCCGTGCGATCGCGGACGCGGCTCTCCCGAAGTCGGAGGCCGCCTCCACCTACGCCACGAAGGCTGAGCTCAGTCAGGCTCAGGCTGGTGGGCACGTAGACCTCTCCTCCTACCTCACCAGGGTTGAGGCACAGTCCACCTATGTGTCGAATGAGAACCTCTATCGAGAACTGGAGCAGAAGGCTGGCCTGGCGGCCGTCAGCGCTGTCGACAGCCGCGTGGACGCGATGGCTAAGACCATCACTCCCTTCAAGCCGGGCGAGCGCTACTACTCCCCGGTCACCTACTTCTGGCCCGACTACTACGAGGACGGCAAGCCCGGCAAGACCTCGAAGTGGGCGCAGATTCTTAAGTTCGCGGGCTCCCTCGGTATCGTCATCCTGAACCGGAACAGCGGCAACTGGGACGAGTTCAACGTCGACTTCAAGAAGCAGGCCGAGCTGGCTCTCGCTGCCGGGGCGAAGCGGGCCGTGTTCTACGTGAAGACCCAGTACCTCGCCGCCACGCTCCCGGCTGGTGACCCTGGGCGCGCGAACGTGCCGGACGTGGACAAGTACACCGAGGCGTACATCCTCTCCCAGATCGACAAGGCCAAGACCCAGTACGGGGACGTCTGCCAGGGCGTGTTCCTCGACGAGGCCATCAACGGATGGGGCGCCCAGGCTGGCCGCATCCCCGCCTACAAGAGCCTGATCGACAAGATCAGGGCCAAGTACGGCAAGGAGTTCCTCATCGTCATCAACTCGGGGTCGAACATCTCCGAGGACATGTGCAAGCTCGACTTCGACGTGTGCATGATGTTCGAGAAGGACGCCGCCGCATTCCTGGTCGAGGATCCCGGGACACCGATCCTCCCCGACCACATGAAGCAGTACCCCTCCACCCGCTGGTGGGCCGTCGTCCACGGCGTCACCTCCGAGAACTACAAGAGCGTGTTCGACAAGGCTGACAAGCTTGGCATCGCCCACCTGTACATCACGGACGGTCAGCTGCGTGAGGACCCTCAGCAGGGCGGCCAGTGGGCGCCCGTGGGGAACCCCTACGCTAACCCGCCGTCGCAGCACATCCTTGACCTCACGGTGCCGTGGCTGAAGGGCTACCTGCCGTTGAAGCTTGAGGTGGAGGAGTTGCGTACGCGACCTAAGGTGCTTTCGCTCGGTAAGCGTGAGGCTGTCCCGGCCGGAACTCCGGCGGGTACGATCATCGTCAGGAAGGACGCATAGTGGCAGATACCATCTTCCCTGTTCTGGGGGCCTGGTGGCGCAGTAAGGGTAGCCGAATGGGGGATGGCGCTACCCTCCCCGCGGGCGCATCCACAACCCCCTACGACAGTGCAGCAATGCCTGTAGGGTCACGTAAGTTCACCTTCGAGGTCGACTACCGGGATACTGCGGAGGCCCGCATTGACCTGCGCGTGAACTGGTTCAATGACAACAAGGTCAAGATCAACGGTCCGTTCAACGTCGCTACCGTCGCGCTCCCCCTGGGGCAGACGAAGGTGGTGGCTGAGGTTGAGCTTCCCGCCAGCGCGGCGCCTCGGTGGTTGCCGTCGATCGGCGTTCCGGCTGATTCTGGCGATGCTGCGATCTCGTCCTTGAAGATCTATGAGACTCCGGCCAAGCCCAACCCCGTGACCGTATGGGATGGCGACAAAGAGGTGACGGTCACGGTGACTGTGTGGGACGGCGCCAAAGAGGTGCCAGCAAGTATCGAGTTCCAGGCGTAAGGAGACGCATGTCGGAAGAGAATCAGGGACAGTGCCTGCCGTCGCAGGTGACCATCAACATCGGCACGTCGGGGGTGAAGATCAACGACGGCGACCCTGCCGTGGACACCTCCAAGTTCGCCACGAAGGAGGAGCTTGCCGGTAAGGCCACGAAGGCTGACGTCAGTGCTGTCGACGTGAAGGTGGAGCAGGTTCGCACGGTCGCCGGTAAGGCTGCCGCTGACGCCGTGGAGGCTAAGGCCATCGCGGGTAAGGCGCTCACGAAGGAGGCCGCTGACGGCGCCTACGCCACGAAGGCTCAGGTTGCCGCCATGGGTGACAGTATCCGCGCCACTCGATCTGCGGCGGAGCAGACGAAGGCCGACGGCGAGGCTACCAAGGCGATCGCACGGCATGCCGAGGAGCTCACCCAGACACTGGCCAAGAATCTGGCCGTGTTCCCCCGCGTGCTGCGCCTCGACAAGGGCCAGGCCGTCCCAGCTGACACTCCGCTCGGCACAGTCATTGTGCGCTCGGAGCGCGCCATCTCCCACGCGGATGACCTGTTCCCGCCGATCGGGGAGTGGCCGAAGATCAGTGCAGCGGACACGGGTGACGGCGTGCGCCTAGACTTCCAGCACCCGGCCCTCGTTCCTGGCCTCGACCAGTTGAAGCCCTCGGACGGGAAGTGGCTGCTGACGATGCGCTACTCCTTCCCCGGGGGGAACTTCGGCGAGGAGGAGACCCAGGTGAACCTGTGGACCGCTCGCCGCTATCAGGAGGAGGGGCACCCAGCCCAGGTGGATCAGGGGTCGAAGATCGCCGACCTGACTGTCCGCAAGGGCGACCACCTGGAGCTGTCCCTGGAAATCGAGCCCAAGAAGGTGGATGAGAGACTCGGTGACGTGTGGGGTGTCTGGCTGGATGCGCCGATCCCGGTCCTGTACGTGCATGATCTGGTGATCCGCAAGATCGCCTGAGACGCGACAAGGCCCCCTCCCCTAGGTTTAGGAGAGGGGGCCCTGTTCTATCTCACCAGAGGTGGTGTAGCTTCCATCGCCAGCCGCTCAGGGCCTTACCGATGGTGGCGTCCCAGTACCATCCCATGTTCACCTCCTTCCCGGGGTGTTCCTTGTAGTGGGGCGGTTACAAGTAGGGTCAGGAGTAGAGCTCCCAAGATGAAGCATTCCCGCCCTGGGCCTCGAATGTGAGGATGGCGGGCTTGGTGGAGTCGCCAGACAGGTTCGTCCACCAGTCGGAGCCCCGGTCCGCGCTCGGGCAGGAGATGATCCAGCGGGCATCCCCCGCCTGACTGACGGCGAAGTTATGCCAGTGCCCGTGGACGAGGATTCTAGCGTCGTAGAGGCCGCTCCTGCGCCCGAACGCAAGGTCCCTGAACCATGAGGGCACCTTCGACTGCTGGCCCGCCAGGTGACCGTGAGTGAACCCAATACGGGTGCCGTCCGCAGCATCCACAGTGACGGCCTCCTCCCACTTCTCAGGGCGGTGGAAGGTGACGTGCTCGTAGCCGGGACGCCCGGCAATGATGTCCTCAATGTTCTTCGAGATCATGATTCCGAAGTCGTCATCGGGGGCGTTGGCGCGACTGTTCTTCCCGGGGCCGGTGCGGACGGCGCAGTGGTTGGATGGGACTGCCACGTAGTAGAGGGATGAGCAGAGGGGGGCGAGGGCCTGGAGGGCCTCAGCGTAGAGGCGCTGAACTGTCCTGATCTGGTCAGTCAGGCTGAGGTCGTTGGTCTGCGCCTGGCTGGCTACGTTCCAGAAGCCCTCCGTGCTATCGCCTACGTCAGCGAGGATGATGCGCTTGTAGGGGTCGCGGAAGCGGATGTCGTCGGCAATGTCCTTGATGGCGCGGCGCACGAGGCGGACGGTATCCTCAGTGCTGCCGCCTGACTGCTGCTTTCCGATCTGGAAGTCAGCGAGGCAGACCACTAGGGTGTCCTCGTCGTCCTTGATGATCGGGGCGGGCTTAGAGATGAGGGGCTCCCGGAAGACGGAATCCAGGTCCTCATAGGAGAGGCGCTTAGCTTCGGCCATCTCGACGGCGCCAGGCTTCCACGTGATCTTCTCGTAGGAGCCATCAGGGAGGCGGATCGTCTTCCCGCGCTGCATGATGGCGTCTACGGGGACGTCGTTGAAGAAGGCGTCATGCCCCTGGTCAGGGGCGCCGCGGCGCTTCAGCTTGGCGCGGTGGCGTCGGACGGACGCCTCTGAGGTGCTGAACTTCTCGGCGAGCTCGACGTTAGTGAGGCGCTGGGACTCAGGGAGGAAGTCGTTCTCGATGATCGCTTCATCAAGGGGGGTCATAGGTTGTTGTCTTTCTATCCAGAGTATGGCGACGGCCCGGGGGAGACTTCTTGGTCAATCCCCCGGGCCGTTCTACCCATCCCACATCCAGCGGAGTCACTCACCGGAATGGTCATAGTCTAGCGCCCCGACGAGTGCCTTACAAGCACTCACGGAGACGTATGCGGTTCTGTAACCTTGCCTCTTCCACTTCCGGGTGAGGTAGCGGGCGATAGGCTTCCATGTGCAGCGCGCGTCAACGTAGCGCCATGTCTTGCTCACTTCTGCCTCCTGCATGCCCCGCAGATGGCGGCTTCTGTTCCGACCTTCCAGCCGAGGGTGCGGGCGGTGGTCTTAATGGCGGACTCGACGGCCACCCAGGGCTTGGTGCGCGGGTGTACCTGCTCGATCCTGGCGATGTGGCACTGGCTGCACTCCATGCGGGCCAGCCACTGCGGGCCGTGTAGCGTAATGTTCACCATGCGTGGACGCCTCCTAGCGGCGAGTACTCTCTGGGCGAGATGAGGTGGTCTGCAAGTAAGTGGGCCATCTCAGGCTGGCTGGATAGTGCTCGCCTAAGCTCGATGGCATTAACTGCCTTCCCCCACAACTTCAGGCCGTTCATTGCGCGATCCCAGCGTAAAGGTACCTGCTCTTCGAGCGCCTCCGTATAGAGAATGTTGTCAACGACGACGCGAAGGAACATGGTTCCGTCTCGGAGTTGCAGGTCCCACTCCCCGTAGGCCGCGCGGCCGTCAGCCGAAATGGCTTCAATGTGAATGTGGCCGCCACCGGCAGTGACGTCCAGAAGTTCTACTGGCCGATGGGCTGTCGCAGCCTTTGTGACGTCTTCCAACTGTTGTGTAGTTAGGGCGGAAATGTGCGGAGCGTCCACGATTGTGCTCTTTCTGTGTTGATGTGGTTGGCGGCCCATTGCTCGTAGTGTTCGGCGTCTGGGCCGCCGTAGGTTGGTTGTGTTGTGGCTTCAACCTCGTCGAGGATGAGCCAGCAGTCTGGGCAGTACCGGAGGGACCAGTGGTAGGTTCCGTCCTTCCAGGTGTCCCTCCGGTACATGAGCCCTTGCCTGATTGTGTTGAAGCAGGCGTCGCAGATGACCTTCCCCCTAGAGTGGGGGTGGGTCGTCTTGCGTGTGAGGTGCAAGCTCAGAACGGCGCTCCGGCGTTAGCCCAGGGGTCGCCAGCCTGCCCACCCTGGGGCGCGTTGAATGATTTCTGCTGGCTGTTGCGGCGGGGGATGACACCACGGAAGCGGGGGTACCGCACCTCAAGGCTGGTCTTACGGGTGCCGTCCTGCCCGTCCCATCCTCGCTGCACGAGGATTCCGGTCACGGTGACCTTGTCTCCCTTCTTCAGGGTGTCGGCGAGGTGTCCGTGCTGCTCGCCCCAGAAGGAGGCGGTCACCCACAGGGGGTCGCCAACATCCTCCCACTGGCCCTGCTGGTTCTTCTTGCTGGACGTGCAGGCGATGCGGAGCTCGGTGACCTGGTCGCCGGACTGCGTGTACTTGACCTCAGGGTCGGAGCCGAGGTTGCCTTCGACGGTGATGTCACATGCCATGTCAGTTGTCCTTTCGGATGGGGGTGAAGAGTTTCTTGATGTCCTCTTCGAGGACGTAGATGGTGGGGTTTCCGAGGAATCGGTAGGTTGCGGTCTTGTGTTTCCGGATGTGTCGGTCGAGTGTTCGGCGGGTGATGCCGAGCATGTTGGCTGCCTCGTTCTTGGTGAGGTAGCCGGGGATGGTTTTCATTGGTGTCCTTTCAGGAGTCTGGTTAGGTCTCCGAGCGTCATTGTAGCCCACTGTTGGTCAGGTTTGGCAACCCCGTGACGCTTGTGGACAACGACACCTACGAGTGCGCCCGCATTCTTGGCCTCAACCCGGGCCTCGCGCGTCCACTTCGGCAGGTCCATGCGTGCCACATCCTTGCATTCGATGACGATCTTGTGGTCGCCCATGCGGACGTTGGCGATGTCGCCCTTGTCTTTGGTCCCAGCCTTGGGGGCGCGGTCGATCCTGTCGTCATCCAGCTCCTCGGCGAGGTAGTCGGCGACCACTCTTTCGAACCGCGCCCCTGCGGCCTTGGCGCTCTTACGAGTCCTTGCCATTACCCCTACCTAGGCAGGTGATGGCCCGGTTCTCTGCTGCCACGTTCTCGTAAGCCGTCCTCCAGCTCTGAGCTGAAGTAAGGAGTCGCGCATTCTCCATGGCGAGCGTGTCGCACTGACCGCCCTTATAGACTGCGTAGGCGAGTGTCGCGACGGCTATCAGCATGGTTGCTGCGAGTATGATGGTCATGACTCCTCCGTCCGATAGCGCAGTAGCCAAGCGATGGCGAGTCCGCCAACCTGGGTGACCTCGCTGATGAGGTCTGAGTTATGGCCGGTAGAGGCTTTGTTGTCGTAGGTGAGGGCGGCGCAAACCTCCCCCACCTCCTCGGCCAGGGCGTAGAAGCGCGACTCATTGGTGTGCTGGTCACTGTCGAGCGTCATGCCCGGGTGCTTGGTTGCCGCTAGAGCGTACTCGGCGTTGAAATCTGCTGCCGGGTCTGTCACGCCAAGGGATTCCAGCATGATTGCAGCCCCGACGGCCACGCTACTCAGGATGAATTTAATGTCGCCGAGAATCCATTTCGATTCCTCGGGATCAACACCCTCCCGTCCGGCCTCGATAATGCAATCTGCGATTGAACGCAGTGACCCATGCCATTTCTTGATAACGAGAAGTGTTGACTCCTCGTACTGTTCAGCCTCCGTAGCGATCTTCTCTGAGAGTTCAGTGAATTTCACTGGAATGTCCTTTCGGTATGTGGTAGGGGCATATGGCCCCCAGGGTGTTGTCGTTGATGCGCCAGCCATACTGTGTGGCTAGGTTGTGCAGGGCATTAAGTTCGCGTTACTCCCGATCAATGTCCATTGGCCCTGGATGCAGGTTCGTTTTGTTAGTGCAGGCCGACCAGTCGCACTCAATAGTGGCGAACACCCAGACCGCTCGTCTATGCGAAGCATTCTCGCCCTCCTTCATCGTCGAGCCTGTAGACCCTCCCGTCCCAGTAGGTGACGGGGATGCTTCCAGGGTTGGCTACGAACTGGGGCACATTGAATCCCGCCCGCCGCGCTTCGGCCCTGTTCTGTTCAATGTACCCATGGCAGCCCCGCACCCCATCCCCGCAGAGGAGGATGAGGTTGCTGGGGCTGTTCGTGTTCGGCTGGCGCGTGCCTCCCATGCCGCGGGCCCTCCTGTGCTGGATGCTCATGGGGCCGTTACCGGCATGCCTGCCGCAGCGGGCACACCGGTAACCGTCCCTCTCGTACACGAGCTCCCTTGTTTCCTGGGAGGGCCCTGTTTTCCTGGGAGACCCCTTTCTACGCATCCCCACCCTCAATCATGAGGAGGCTGATGTCACCAGTGGAGATGAGGTCGCGGATGGCTTCCTCCTGTGCAGTGGAGATTCGCACCGAGATGCGCGGGTCACCCTGAACGACCTCAACGCCGTCAGGCACCTCCCCGGTCTGCTTGATGAACCCATCCAGGGCCGCGGTAGCCACGAACCATGGGGCCGGTACCTTGTGTACCGCATCCGGCTTGTTCCACTCCAGCCAGGCAACGAGGGCCTTCTCATCAACCACCTGATAGCGGGGCTGCGGCGCGCTTACGCTCACCGTCCCCACCTGCATTCCGTCGATCATGGGCTTGGACGTGTCGCCCGGAGCCATGTACTCCTCAAGCTCCTTGAGGGCCTTCTTCTTCTCCTGGGAGGCCACCTTGGCGACGTGTGCCGCGATGGCCGCCCTGCGGAGTGCGTTCTCTTTGCTCACTGGACTCTCCCTGCCCCGTAGTTCTGTGCCAGCCATGCCCTGAGCATGTCTGGGTTGGCCTTGCCTCCGGCCGCGAAGTACTCCTCACGCACCTTGTCGCCGTCCAGCTGGTGGGTGGCGCAGAAACCGTCAAGGATCGTTCCGCACTGCTCGGCCGCTGTTCTCTTGGGAACCCCCTGTTCCGTTGGGAGGGGGGTGTTTTGCTGGGAGGCCCCTGTTCCGTTGGGAGCCCCCCTCTCGTAGGACTCGCTGTCCGGGTCGGGCTCATCTGTGGGGATGGTGAGCGCCTGAAGGAGGAATGTCCTGTAGGCGACGCTCATTGCCTTGGCGATTGCCTTGTCGCCGAAGTCCATTGCCTCGGCTGCGACCTTCCCGTGGATGCTGTCGCCGTTGGGGCCATAGACGCGGTAGGTGACTTTGAGGACCACCTCTGCTGTCTGCTTGCCGTTCGCTGTGGTCCCGTTGCTGCGGTGGACCTCTACGTCCTCTGGGAGGATGGTTACTCCGTGCTTGCGGAGTGCGGGCCCAACAGCGTTCATTACCGCGTCGATGCCACGGAAGTTGAATCGCTGTGCCTGGTTCTTGCTGTCCTTCCTGACTGCCTGAACTTCCGCCATCACCTTGCTTAGCGCCTGGTGAACTGTCATCTGTTCTGCCATCTGTACTCCTTTCTTGGGAGGCCCCTATTCTCTTGGGAGGCCCCTATTCTCTTGGGAGGCCCCTATTCCGGGGGCTACTTCGTGGACGCCACCAGCGACCCAACAGCCATGATCGCGTGCCCCAAAGTCGCAACTTTATGAGTCACGCCCCCGGCAGTCACCGCGATCCTGCCCCCGATCGGAACGATGGTGATGGTCTCCGACTCCGCCGTGGTGACGCTGTACACGTCACCGATGCGCCGCACCTTCAGCCGCCGGTCGAACGCCGTGATGCGCCCCTTAAATGAGTCATGGAAGTTGTGGGCGTTTGCCTCAGCGAGCGTATCCGCGATGACCACTTCATCGCATTCGACGTACCCCCAGAACCGATCGGCCTGGCCGGGCTTGCGTACTGTCCACCAGTCGGGGGTGAGTTCCGCCGCGACGGAGCCAAACGTGACGGCGTAACCCGTGGGCGTGGGTGTGACGTATGACCGGCAGTGAGGCCACATGTTGGCCAGTTGCATTGCCACGTTTGGGGCGTAGGTGTGATCCATGGGCGGGTTCCTTTCGATGTGTGCTGTCACCGTAGGTGACGTTGTGGGTTGAAGGGCTCGGGCACGTACAGCCACGCCGATAGGCGCTTGAGTTCTGTGCCGAGCAGGCGAGTGTCGCCGTCCTTGAGGTGCCACCACGGGCCGCGCTTGACCCACGGCTCGTGCTTATCGCTGTAGACGATGGCCCCGTCAGGCATGCGCCGCATGTCAGCGTGCGTGATGAGTCGATACTCTAGGGGCGCGTCAGCTGGCACGGTTCTCCTCCGCCTTGATGGCCCGCTCAAGGTACGCGACGGCCTTACGTAGGTCCTCTACGCGCTTGCTCGCGTCTCCCTTGCGGCCGAACCGGGTGAGGTACTTCCCTGCATTCCACAGATGAGGGTTGTTGGGGAAGAGGGCATCAAGCAAGTCCCAGGACTGCAAGTCCTTCGTGCTCTCCGGCGCCCCGTTAGCGGCCAGTTCCTCACCTACCCAAACGTAGTGGGGCGGGCCGGGTACTTGGACGGCACTAGCCGGGATGTGACCAAGGTCGACGGCGCTATTGTCTCCGTAGGCCAGGACGGTGACGCCGCGAGACCCGAGTGTCTTGATGGTTGCCTCCGTCTCGGGGGTGTTGGGCCAACCGATGAGTCGCACCACGGCATTCGATCCACTAAACGGGGTTCCGAAAGTTACGGCACGCGTGCCGTCCCAGTGAATCGTGAGCGAGCAATCATGTTCAAACACAAACCAAGCAGGGAGAGATGAACTGACCGTGGCGTGCGCATTGTCGGCAAGCCGGTAGTCCAGCCCCTCGGTCACGTCCGCGCCCGTGAGGTCTGCGCCGTCCTGCAGGTAGATGCTGTCCGAGATTGTTGCACCATCGGCGATGGCGCACTCTAAGTCCGGGATGCTACTGACTGAGTAATTCATTGCGAACTCCTTTCTAGGCCCCACAACTTGCGGGTCACCTATGGGCCACCTAGACCAAATCGGATCACAGCAAACCTCTAGTGGTAGTAACTAGTAGGGCGGTCTAGGTGACTCATAGGTGGGCAGACTGTATCGCCTACGCGAGGGTGTGCCGTGCGTGCGGTGCCTGCCACCTATGGCCGTTCGATCTCTATGTAGTTCTCAAACAACGTGCGCAAGCGTTATTCAACGGCGGGCCGTATTTCTGCTACGCGATTCCTCTAGGTGAGGTGGGATGGCCGCAATCACTGTGCGACCAAACCATCCAGCCTAGCTGGCGCTAAGCCCGTTTATGGCGAGCCTGGACACGGAAGCGAATCCGGTGGGTGTGGCGCTCACTTCGCCTCAACATTGCTCATCTCGGACAGCATGCCCTTAATGTAGGGGGCAGCGTCGTTGACGGACAGGTCGCCATGCACCCACTCCTCCTGCCCATCTTCGTCCACACTGTAGATGTCGACGAAAACTAGGGGCGACTCGTCCCACGAGAACTCCGCGGTGACGTAGGCGTGCCGCGACCCGCCAGCAAGGACGATGATGTACTGATTCGTGTTCGGGGAGGTTGTGATGTCGAAATCAATGGATTCCGCATCAAGCATGAACTCAAGGTCTTCGATCGCTTCCTCAAGCCTGTCAGCCAAGAGATCATCGTTGGTTGCCATGGTTGCACTCCTGTGGTTGTGGGTTAGTGTCGTGCCCGGCGGGGGAATCGAACCCCCGCTACAACCATTCGGGCTACCTGAGCGTGTCAGGAGATTGCGTACAGGACGGCGGCGGCAGCGTCACCGGGCGTCCAGCACGCCACGTCGGTGTTGGCGTCCACGTCGATGACGCGGATCGGGGACTCCTCGTCGCAGTCCTCCACCAGGGCCACATTGTCGGACTCGCCAGTGGAGACCTTCATGAACCGGTCGCCCTGGTCGAAACTGACATCCCACTGGAAGAGCGACACGATGGAAATCCAGTCATCATCCTCGAAGTCGGTCGCTCCGCAGAGTACCCGCCACGCCTCCGCCTGGTCCTGGTAGGCAATCTCGGCGGACTCTAGGGCCGCAGACACGTCGGTCATGGCCACGTGACCACTGAACAGGGGGTGCTCCGCAACGGTGAACTCAAGGTCCGAGTCGGTGGCGGCGTAGATGGCGACGCTCTCGCTACCGTAGTAGAGGCGCATGTCCAGCATGCCGTCCTGGACGTCGATCTCGAAGTCGCCCGCGTAGCCGAGCCCCCATGCGCGGCGGGCCAGGGGGAAGGCCAGGAGAGCGGCCGCCTTGTCCGCGTCGCTGGTGATGGCGACAATCTCGGTGCCGTCCAGGATGATGCCTGTAGGGCGGCAGCCGTCCTTGGCGATCTCGTGGTGAATGTTTCCGACGCTGATGCCCTCAGTGGTCTCGCGGTAGGTGATGCCCCACTCGGTGAGGTTGGCGGTGATGTCTGCGATGTAGTCGTTGGTGTTCATTGCTGTGATCCTTTCTTGGTGGAGCGGTTCGCTCCGTGCTGATGGCTTAACTATACACACACCCAGACAAGGCGAGTCAAGCCAGGTTGGGCATCAATTCTCGTGACCTACGTCATCGAACACATGTTCGAATGGCGCCCCAACATCACTCACCCACGCACGCACACACGCGCGTACGCACGCGCCCCCGCACACTAGAGGCCACAGGGGCCAATCTGGGCGCCCTTCAGAGCCCCACCCATATGCGGGTGCCACCCACACCACCAAAACGCGCCAGAGAGGCTCACAGCACCCCCTGCGGGCAGGCAAAGCAAAACCCCCAGCCCCGCCGAAGCGGAACCGGGGGCCCAGCAGGTCAATCAGGCCAGCGCCTCACCCGCATATTTGCGCTCCCAGAAACTACCGGCCGCCGTGACGCCCCACACGCCTACCATCACGTCGCCGCTGCGACCACACGCCGTAAGCGAGCCCCAACAGAGTCAGAGCACCAAACACCACCACAACCTCGACATCATGATTATCCCTGACGCCCGAATCCACAGGACCCACAACCGCGCCACGACTAGGAGAAGTCGCCTTAACCACAGGCTCATCCACAACCGCGCTCGGCGCCGCCCTTAAACCCGCCTCTTCCCAACCCGCAGGAGATGCAGCATGACCCAAGTCCTGACCATTACCCTCAACCCGGCGATCGACCAGACGATTCCCGTTAAGAAGCTGATCCCGGGTGCGGTGCACCGCATCCTTCACGGAAGGGGTACCACGCTGGCTCAAAGGTGAAGGAAAGGGCTGGGTAACCGCAGAGTACGCCATGCTTCCGCGTGCTACAGGAAC